TTCTATGGTGATAGAAAAGAGTTTGGACATAAGCATACAATATGCACATGGCAAAGTCTAAATGTGTTGCTAAAGAACACAAAGAATCAAACAGTTGATATCACCATACATGAATTTTTAGAAGATGTTGTTTGTGTTATAATTGATGAAACACATATGGCAAAAGCAGACGCACTTAAAACACTTCTTACAGGAGTTATGAGCAAGGTTCCACTGCGTTGGGGACTTACAGGCACAGTACCAAAAGAGCCTTATGAGTTTCAAGCACTACATTGTAGTATAGGACCAGTGATAAATCAACTGGCCGCAAGTGAACTACAGGAAAAGGGTGTACTTGCAAACTGTCATGTAAATGTTGTACAGTTGATTGATCATGCTGAATTTACAAATTATCAAAGTGAATTAAAGTACCTATTTGAAGAAAAAGGGCGATTAGATACCATTGCAGGCTTGGTTATTGAAGTAAATAAAACTGGTAACACATTAGTATTGGTTGATAGAATAAGTGCTGGTACGGAACTACTAAACAGAATGGGCGATGACGCAGTGTTTGTAAGTGGTGCAACAAAAGCAAAAGCAAGACAGGAAGAATATGATGAAGTGGCTACTGCGACAGGTAAAATCATTATTGCTACATATGGTGTCGCGGCCGTGGGCATTAATTTGCCACGTATCTTCAATCTTGTCCTTTTGGAGCCTGGTAAAAGTTTTGTACGGGTTATACAAAGTATTGGTAGGGGTATTCGTAAAGCGGAAGACAAAGACCACGTCCAAATCTGGGACATAACATCAACTTGCAGATTTGCAAAAAGACACTTAACTAAACGTAAAGCATTTTATAGAGAAGCAAACTATCCATATAGTGTAGAAAAACTGGATTGGAATGCATAAGGAGAAAAGATGAGAATACTTACACTAGACAATACTGTGTTTGAACTGGATACACTGCCTGAAGAAATAGATGACTTGCGTTTTGCTATTTTTGATAACAGTGATCCAACCAATCCAGATCACCTATACATACCACTAATATTTTTAGAAACATTTAACTCACCAGCACTGGTACTGCGAATTGCAGAACAAACTATTAAAATGCCAATTGATTGGCAAGTGTTGATTGGTGAACCTGAAGTAGGTGATTTGGAAATGCTACCGTTGACAAGCATAAATGACAGAGGATTTAAAACATTTCAATTCAATCCCTTAACCAGTTTCAGACCAAGTTATATGGATATTGAAATAATTGATGTGTACCAGGATGTAACTTGGTATGTACCTAAGTTAAAAAATGGACAGATGTTGGCCGTTCCGGTTGAAAACAAAGACGATCCACGGTGTGCGTACTTTGTGAAGGACATCAGTCGTAACTGTGAGATCGTGGATTACAATAAGGCGTGGTAATATGGAGTTTACAAAAGGTATATGGAATGTATTGACAAACAAGGTAGAAGATAGTATACTGTTAGCAGTAATATTTTTTATCGGACATGTACTAATAGCAATGGCAGTTGTTAGTGTTGTAACTGGTGCTAGTTTTTGGGAGGCAGGAGCAGTTGCACTGATTGAACCTGCAATAAACAGTGTTTGGTTTATAGTATTACATAAAACTTGGAAGAAATTGCGTGAATCAAAAACTTAGTATAGCAAATGAAATGAGGTGCTTGGATATCAAGGATCGCAACTTCTATGACAGTCTAACAGATGAAGAACGTAAGAAGTATTCAAACTTTCTCATGATACGTTGGAGTAGTGCAGTACAAGGTCCTGCAGAACTACAAGAATACTATTTGGTTGCATGTAATGAAAGACTTAACAAGCATTTTTTTGATATAAACAAGCATCAAAAACTACAATGGTTATGTGCTACAAGTATTTCACCAGGCATGGGCTCGCACAGGCATCAATGGATCTCTCCTAAGAAGAAAGACAAAGGCAATAACGAAGGCAAGAAAATACTGATGGAACTATTTCCTGCAATGAAGACAGATGAAATAGAACTACTAAGCAAACTTATGACTGCTAAAGAACTAAAGGAACACATGCGTGATAGCGGAAAGGTATAAGTGCAAATACTGTGAACGTGAGTTTAGAAAAGAAAGCACACTTGCAGTACATCTTTGTGAGCAAAAACGCAGATATCAAGAAGAAAAAGAAGTTGGTGTACAGATCGGATTGCAAAGTTATCTAAAGTTTTATACTATGACACAGGGCAGTGCAAAACTGAAAACCTATGCAGACTTTGCTACATCTCCATACTACAAAGCATTTGTAAAATTTGGTAGGCATTGTGTTGCAATTAACGCAATAAACGTACCCAAGTTTGTTGAATGGGTAATAAAAGAAAATAAAAAACTGGATCATTGGTGCAAAGAAGCAGTGTATGATGAATACTTGCAACAGTACATAAGAAGAGAAGCACTTACTGATGCATTACAACGTGGTATTGAGTATAGTATAAAGTGTAGTGAGAAAACAGGACATCCAGCACAAGACTTTTTACGTTATGGTAATGATAACAGTGTAGCATTTGCAATAAGCACAGGACGTATATCACCTTGGTTGGTATACAATTCACAATCAGGACAAGCATACTTGGCAGATATGAATCCTGATCAAACAAAAATAGTATGGCCATGGATTGATCCAGACTTTTGGCAGAAGAAGTTTAAGGATTATCCGGCGGACCAAGCATACTGTGAAGAAATACTTAAACAAGCCGGATGGTAAGGAGAAAAAAATGGGACTAACTAGACCTAAAGCAGTACAAATGGAAAAGAAAAAGAAGAAAGACGATCCACATTTTTGGGTGAGCATGGTGAAAAGTGCTATTAGGATTGCGGCATGTTACATGTTGTTCATTGGCAGTATTGAAATGGCTGCAGTAACACTTGCAATAGCTGAATTTGCTGGCATAGGTGAAGAACTAGTATAATGAGTGCTGATGTCGACATAGACTTTGCTGACAGGCAACATATAATGGATATAATCCAGTGTACGCCTGCACGTCAGAATGCTGAAGGACGTAAACACAACAGTGGTGTTTATGTTACACCAATACCTGTTGATGCTCCTAATGGATGTGCAAGTATAGACTATGAATATGCTGAACAACGTGGATACTTTAAATTGGATTTGCTTAATCAAAGTGTGTATACACTGATTAGAGATCAAGCACACTATAATAGAATGCTAGACAAAGAACCCGAATGGCATAGATTAAACGACAAAAGTTTCTGTGAACGTATAGTGCATATAGGGAACTACCACGATTTGCAAGTAGCAATGCAGCCTAACTCAATACCTCGTATGGCAGCCTTTATAAGCATTATACGTCCAGGAAAAGCACACTTACAACGCAAGCCGTGGCAAGAAGTATTTGCAACTGTGTGGGATGGCAATGATGATAGTGGATTTGTGTTTAAAAAGTCACATGCAATCAGTTATGCAAGTCTAGTTGCACTGCATATCAATCTACTTTGCGAACTAGAGTAATACTTCTACGTTTTATTTTTTTACGTGAGAGCTCTTGTAGACTAGTGCTTGGGCCGAGTATTATATCCAAGTCTTTGTTGATAAATGTTTTAAGAAAAGGCTTAAACTGCTCCCAATCTGCCTTTAAGAAAATGTTGATTGGTATACTGCGATTTGATTCCCACCACCATGTGTTTGCGAGTTCTAAAAAGTCACGTTTTAGTTGTGCATTGACAATTCCGCCAAAGTCATATATAGTTGTAATTTGATCATCTCTGTTTTGAATTACACCAACATATTCATTACCTGCATAAGTGCAAAATGTAATGAAAGGATATCGTTCTGCAATCTTTTCGAAAAGCTCTACGCCCATAAATACCTTATAATGGAGTTAAATTAAATGTATTCTACCACCGTATATTTATATCAGCAAAAACAACAGGTACTATTACCTGACACCAGCGGTGCGTACTTTCAAAGGAGATGGCAACCAGTGTATGCAAAAAAATTAAAGGTCAACAGAGGAGTTGACAACGTCATATTGTTTGAATTTATTAACCAAGATCAAAAGCCTGTGAATATAGCAGGAAGCACAATTACATTTAGGATGATGTCAACAGATGGTGATGAATTACTGATAGCAGAAGATCTTGTACATTTAAGCAGTGCATTTGGAAGAGCAAAAGTAACACTGTCAAGTGAAAAACTTGACCTCATAGAAGAACAAACCGCCACATACAGTCTTGAACGTGCAAGTGGCAACTTGTACGAAGCAGTGTTCACAGATGCTTACAGTGCAGGCAGAGGACAAGTTGAAATAGTAGATAGTGTATATCCTGATTTTGTTGACAGCAAAATAATGTCAATGCCTCAACCTCTTGATCATCCAGCACAATCCAATGGTAACAGGGTATATAGCAGTGCAATTTACACTGCCGATAACACACTAACCACAATGCAATTAGACTTTGATAATTTTTCAGGCAATGTAAAAGTACAGGCAAGTGAAAATCAAATTGGACCAGACTGGTACGATATTGGCAGTCAAATTGAATACACTAACCAAACACAAAGAACCTATATAAATGTTGATGGTAGACATAACTGGTTGAGACTAGAAGTCAACCAGTATGGCATAAGTGCTAACGCAACTGCACAAGTTCAAAACGGATCAGTTACCACAATCTCAAGCAACGGATCAGGCAGTGAATGGTATGGACCTGGTAACCCACGTGTACAACTAGAAGGTTTTGGATCTGGTGCAACTGCAACTACGACTGTAGACGGCGGAAAAATAGGAACTATTACAGTTACCAATGGCGGACAAGGCTATATAACAGCACCTACTGTTGTTATAGACAATGGGGAAATTACACAAATTACCTATCGCTAGGAGAAAGTTTGTCCATAAAACGTGTTATAGCCATTGGTTGTAGTTGGACCTATGGTGACGAATTGCCAGAATCAACAAGATTAGAAAAGAGTTATCCAGGCTTAGTTGCAAAACATTATGCACTGGCTCTTGATAACTGTGGCTATCCTGGAGCAAGTCTTGAAAGCATGAGGTGGATACTTCGTTGGCATTTACAAAATGACACAAACTTAGATGAAACACTTTGGTTAGTCGGCTTAACAAACAGTACACGTAAAAGTTATCACAACGCAATTGGCACTGATGTAGAATACAATTTTAACTTTAATCAACCAAAGCGGCCATGGAACAAACATGTACATAGTGTGTGGCTAAAAGCAAAAGACAAAACTATAAATCCAACATGGTACGAATTAGATAAGTTGTGGACTGCTAATTGCTATGATAGTGAATGGGCAGAACACAACCATTGGGAGACTGTAACTGCATTTAGCACCTTGCCTAATGCAATAATTTTTAATTGTTTGATTAATCCATATAATAATAAAAATGTAATCAACGGCAATAAAAGTTTTGGACAAATGATCAAACCAGAACACCTTTTTCATGGTAATCATCCAAACGAATTCGGACATGAATTTATATCAAAATAC